TCCGGATATTACCCCGTAGGGCCCGAGAGGAATTAACTCGGTTTGCTCTGCGATTTCTCGCTAGCAGCACAAACTCACAAAATCAGCCTGAGCGTCAATTGTTCCTGGGGATGCACTGCTATTCTGCGTAAGTTTAAACGCACGGATATTGTCAATCAGTCGGTTGATCTGACTGCCATCACCCGGAGGCAACGACATCTCGAGAGGAGCCACCTCTCTAGAAATACCCTCTTCTTTAACTTTGTTGATGAAACAACGAACATAACAGGCCGGGATTACTTCCGGACCGACCTTATTCGTCTGTTTACGGACAGCATTAAAGGATCTTGCAGCAGGTATAACGCCAGGTCTGTGCTTGGTTTTCTTTTCAGATCCCCTAGCAATACCCCGCTCCCTTACTCTTTCGATCTCTTCAAGCATTGCGTTGTGTTCCTCATCCCTACTAAGGGAATAATTTTCCGGACGAAGATCCATACTAATTACACCCTGTTTGGTCGGTAAAACACGATCGGGCAAGCTGGTGATCGCGGCTCTTATTTTCTTGTCTTTACGGCAAACCGCGACCAGGGAATATGGTATTTCCCGGAGATGCTTATCTGGCTGCTTGGCCAGAGTTCGCAAATTCCGTCTAACTACCTTTCGAAATGTCCCTGCATCAGATGTAGCCTGAGCCGCGAAGCCCAGTACATCTTCAACACCAGCGTCCATCCACAGTGACGACGCGTTAAATTTTCGTTGCTTGTGGCCATTCCGGAAGTAAGTGGAATTTATTTCTCCGTCGCTTTCAGAGACCATGGTCTTCTCTTCGTTAACGACGAGTCCTATCTGACTTCCTTGTTTGACCACTTCACCACGGAGATCTGTGTTGCCCCGAACTTCGCGGGTTAACAAATCATCCCCATTAACCAAAAGGGGATGACTCGTCCACTCTTTAAAACTAATCTCCTTCCTGTCTAACATTGCGGCCAATGCCATGTCAACTACGGTCTTGTTGATCACGCAAAGCAGTGGAAAAGACATAACCGAACCCATGGGTTGTCCGGAAAATGTCTCCCTGCCATCAATCACCAGATTCGATAGCACCCGTAGTGCCTGGATCTCTTCCTCGGAAAGATGGTCCGCCTGTTCTTCCAATACCTCAACTGCTGCTTTCACGTACTCCCGCTTGATGTTGTCAGTCGCGGAAGTATAATCAAAACTCAAAAAAGCAGCGCCTGTGAGGCTTGAAACGTGCTGGTCGGTCGGTTCGCCTACCAACAGCCACCCTCGCCTTTTCAACATGTCGTATAAGGAATAATGGAGCGGAGCGAGTCGTCGCGTGTTCTCGGCAGAGTATAAGGTAACAACCCTGGGTTTGCCCGAAGAAAACACCAATTCATAACGACACTCGCGACTAAATTCCTCCACGTTCCAATTTCCCCCCTCCTTCCTCCGGTAACGCCGGGTAGCGTTTCCGTTTGGAATGAAAGGGGCACGTTGTCGATCCCATCCCTTCTCAATGTTCTGCCTCAGGGCGCGTCTAAAACGCGCGAGGTGCTCAACATCGACAGCAACTGGTTGGAATCTAGCTTCTTTCCATTGGCTGAGCTTCTCCAAGAAGCGAGGCTCACATTCTTTGCAACACGATTTTTCGAGTTTCTGAATTGTTTTAAAGCTCAGTTCATCAATAGGGCTGAGTCTACTAATGAAGCATTGTCTCACGGCGGACCGTAACCCGCCGCAGATTATATGCTGGGGAATTTCTTCAGATGAACGAGTCATTCCCAACTCCTCGTAAAATTTTACCAACCTTCCCGCACGGGCGCGTAGCCGCCCGCTGAGAGAACATTCTCCATCACCCTCGTCGTGAAGCACCGCATACGGGTTAGCTTCGAGGGCCTTGAGATTATTCTCGTTGGCAAGAGGTTCTGTGTACTCCTCTAAAACACAGCTTTCGTTTAATTTGTTCTTAATGGCAGCCGAATACTGCATGTCGGTACGTTTTACCTCTTCGACGTGTGAGGACAAGGACCACCGGACTTCCGGTTCTTTAAGGGAGCAAGTTCCCACCTCGACAGGGCCCACCAGTGGTGAACCAGGGTAAGGATCGAAACTCAGATCCGTAAAAGGGCTGTCAGCCCTATCCCCCGGTCCGCCGGAGCCCCTTGGGGCCTCGTCAGACGCGAGGTTATCCCCATCGAGGCGCCGGGGCGAAACAAAGCCCTCCGGTTGTGCCAAGTTGACGGCAAGTGTTGTTGTCTTTATACTCGTAATTGTAGCCATCATATACAAATTGGTTGAGTTCAGGGTTATAGTCCCCCTATCGACTGGTTTGGCAAATGGTGTCCATCCGTTCCCTTTATTTTCTACAGACGGGAAGTCTGTCTCTTTCACCGGATACAACGCTGCCGGTCAGCTAGGAGTCGCCTCCCATAGGCCTTCATTCCGTTCTCAGCAACTATGTTGCGACCTCTCTTCGCTCCTCGACCCCGGAGGATCAAAAAGCTGATGAAGATTTAGCCGCAGAGCAAACTGCGTCAACAAACGG